CCCGTAACGTCTGGAGAGAAAATTCACCCCTATCTCGCCTCGCTTCACGACATCCGCCGTCAAAACCTGTCCTACTGCCGCGGCCGCTTTCTCGTATATTTTCTTGGAGACATTAGCTGTAACTCCATCGTCACCCATGTACACACCTAAACCGGACCATGAATCCTCAGGTAATGCATGTTCCATGCGCATGGCCAAAAAGGCCACAAACGCATTAACAATAACATTAAAAGGCGAGGTCTCAGGAGATCCTGACAACCTAGCGGTTCCAGTATTGTACTTAACACCAAGTTTGGTACACCCGCGAAGATTAAATTGTTTCTTCATAAGGCGTAACATCTCGGCATGACAGGCGACATCAAACACTCGAGTCATCAGTAAACGTTCTAACTGACGAGCGACTTCGGTTATCCGTCCGTCCATACGGCTAAAATCGGTCATATTAACAAACAACGCAGAAGAGCACACATTAGATATGCGCTCAGCAATATCCTTGTTCGAGCGACCTGATGCATACCATTCCATGGTCTTCATATAGTCACTCAAAGCATACATATACCGCGAATAATCTCGCTTATCTGGCCCATTAATTTGGGATATGATTCGCGGATCATTAGGGGTCATGTACGCCTCGCGCTTGACGAAAGTTGATGACTTATTGTCACCTATTTCATACTCGGCGTTCTCAAGAATACGCTGCTGCGTAGGTCTGGCTTGTCTAGTGTAAACCTCAGGGATTTCCACCGGATATAACCGTTTTAAGCCTAGTCCTTTCGCGAAACATTCAGCAAATTCCTCCATAACTCGTAAAAGAAATGGAGTAAATGCAATAGGTTTCGCAACAAGTTCCGTAACACGCTTAGCAACCGCGCGGACGTCATTGTTCTTACAAATAGCAGGACAATACGCACCGTCAACGATGGGTTTCATAAAAGAAACCATACTAGGTGTAGCATCAGCATCCAATGCACCCAAGTGGGGAATGTATTGGAATGTCTTAACATAAGGGTCAACCAAGGCCATTTTAGGCCCTGATTTGACATTCTTAGTCAAGTGATATTCATGCAATATCGGCAAACCCTTGGCGTCCATAGAACCGACAGCAGACTTCACCATTGAAATGGTGAAAGTCTTGCTTACGCGGGCTATAGACGCTATCTCATCATCGACATGTTTGTCAATGGTGCTATAAGAGTGATCTCCGACACGACCAGTCTGTATCTTCAAACCGTCCTTGG